AACGACGACGATTGGCCCACTAAACCATAAGGACGCGCCATGCCTTTAGTCCCGCTAAACATCCCCAAGGGGCAGTACGCAAACGGCACAGAGTATCAATCTCAGGGTCGCTGGCGTGACGTAAACCTAGTGCGCTGGCATGAGGATGCTTTGCGTCCTATTGGTGGTTGGAGGCCACGCGCACAGTCTGACAATACATCTGTAGATGCAGGCGGTGTTGTTCGCGGCGTTCACACTTGGGTAGACAATGATGGTGAGCGTTACGCTGCATTCGGATCGCATGACACTGTGACAGCTATGCTGGAAAGTTCTATTACGGCAGACATCACGCCCAGCGCACTTACTACGGGCCGTGTACATGCAACGATTAACACGGGCTTTGGTTCTGGCGGCTGGGGCTTGTTCGGTTGGGGAGTAGCGCGTCCAGACTTAGGCTCTATTCTACGCGCAACTACATGGTCGCTAGATAACTGGGGCGAGGAGCTAATAGCGTGTTCGTCTGACGATGGCGTCATTTACTCATGGGATTTGAATACGTCTAACGATCTTACGGCGGTCACAAACGCACCTACGGGCTGCACAGCGGCATTCGTGACAGAGGAACGCTTCTTGGTTGCGCTTGCAGCGGATTATAGCGTGTCTCAGTCATCTTCTAAGCGTGTGGCGTGGTCAGATCAGGAAGATTACAACACATGGACAGCGGCAGCGACAAACCAAGCTGGTGACATTGAACTGCAAACCAACGGCACGATCCTAGCGGGTGTACGCACACGCGGTCAGTCACTGATCCTTACAGACCAAGATGCGCATACAATGACATACCAAGGCCCACCGTTTGTATACGGCTTTGAGCGTGTCGGTACGGCGTGTGGATTGATTGCGGCGGGTGCATATGCCTCTGTGGATGTCGGCGTAATCTGGATGGGTCGTCGTGGCTTCTTCCTGTACTCTGGCGGTCAAGTGCGTGAGATACCGTGTGAAGTCGCTGATTTGGTGTTTAGCAACATCAACTATGACCAATCATCTAAAGTGCAGGCGATGGTCAATAGCCAGTGGAATGAAGTCTGGTGGGTATATCAGTCACAAGATAGCGAAGAATGCGACAAGTACGTTGCATATGATTACGTTGAAAACATCTGGACAACTGGCGACATAGATCGCACAGCGGGTGTAGATCGTGGCGTATTCCGTCTGCCGTTCTTAGTAAAATCAGATGGTGTTGTGTATGAACATGAAGTTGGCTTTGATTACGATGGTGCAACACCATACGCAGAGACAGGCCCGATTGCGATTGGCACTGGTGAGCGTCTGATGAAAGTCACTAACGTCATACCTGATGAAAAGACGCAGGGCGATGTAGACTTGAAATTCAAGGTGCGTAATTACCCGAATGCAGCGGAGACCGAAAAGGGGCCGTTCAATACTGCAAACCCAACATCTGTGCGCTTCCAAGGTCGTCAGGTTAGAATGCGCGTTGAGGGCGCAGAGGCAGCGGATTGGCGTGTGGGTGTCATGCGCTTAGATGCGCGGCAGGGTAGTAAACGATGAGTTTCTATGGTGCGCCCCCAGTAGGCCCAGATTTCAAGGTATGGGCAGAGAAGTTTAGTGCGTGGCTTATGAGGACACGCTCTTTTCTTACGCACAGACGCGATTACGACAGCGCGGCAGAAGATGGCGTTATTCTGTGGGATCGTGAAAATAAGTATCCAGTTGTATCCAAGGACGGCGCGTTTGTGCAGATCGTTCTTGAAGATGGTCACGCCTCGTTTTACCGAACAACGGATTTGACAGCGGCTGCAATCAACACGGCGTACGCAATAACGTACGATGCGCCTACTGGCAATGTTGGCATAGATCGGGATGGAACTGATCCAAGCAAGATCGTGTTTAGCGAGGCTGGCGAGTATCTATTGATGTTCTCAGCGCAGATTTCGTCAACATCATCCAGCACAGTTAAGTTTTATTTCTGGCCTCGCCTGAATGGTACAGATGCACCAAACAACACCATTGTTTACTCGCTGCACCAAAATGATGCGACAGTCGTTGTTTCGCGTTCTGCAAAGTTTGACGTGGCGGCTGGCGATGAACTGCAAGTCATGTGGGCGGTGGATAGCACATCAGGCTTCTTGGATGCGTCTGCGGCAACTGCATTCAGCCCAGCGGCACCAGCAACTACGCTGCATATTACGAGGATGCATGGATGAATGACATGTCTCAAAAGATGGTTGTAGGGGAATATGTGTTAAGTGATGACTTAGCGCGTTGCAGGCCATATATTGAGGATGCATTAGAATATTGCAATGGTACACATCAGTTTGAGGATATTGTGCAAGGTATTGCAGAAAGTAAGATGCAATTCTGGCCTGCGCCAAGGGGGTGCATGGTAACGGAAATTGTGGTATACCCTAGAAAGAAGGTTTTCAACATTTTCCTAGCGGGTGGTGAATTGGATCAGTTAAAAGACATGCATGACGCTATGAACGCTTGGGCGGTAGAGCAAGGATGCACTGGCGGTAGCCTCACAGGTCGTGTAGGATGGAAAAAAGTGTTAGAACCAATGGGATGGAAGTTAGCACATTCCCATTTTGTTAAGGAGACAGAATAATGGCAGGCGGCGGCGGTAGCACAACAACAAAGCCATATGTTCCTAAGTTTGCTGAAACAGCAATGCAGCAGGGTATCGGCATGGGAACAGACATTGCGCCTTTGCAAGATACTTATACACCTTTGTATGGGCCACAAGTAGCGGCACTGTCTCCAATGGAGCAGGCTTCTATGCAAGGCACAGACATGATGGCAGGCGCATTTGGTATGCCAACCACAGGCGGTCAGCAATATCTGCCGCAAGCGCAGACATATGAAGGTGGCATTCAAGGATATTCAGCGCGTCCAATGGTTGAGGGAATGATTAGCCAGTTTCAGGCAGAGCGCCCAGAACAAGCCGAGTATCGTGAAAGTTTTGGAATTGATCCTGTAACTGGTCAAGTTGGATCACGCGTACCGCAAAATCAACCTGTAGAGTTAGAGCTACAGGGCGGCGGCGGCGGTAAATAGGAGAAAAGACATGGGTGCATCAGCAGGTGGACAAAGACTTCCAAGCGGCGGTTTAGCGGGACAAGGTGGAAGCACACCAGTAGGTGATGCGGTTCGCAACATTGGCGGTCAAGGCGGTCGCCAAGGTGGTTTTGGTTCTCCAATTCCTAACTTTGGTCAGCGCACTGACCCACGGGCAAGTATGACGCAAGGGACAATGAACATTGCGCGGCCTTTGGGCCCATCAACACAGAACCCTTACCAACAAGCGGCAGGGGCGCAGCAGCAAGCGTTAGCAACAACGGGTGCTGCAACGCAATATCAGACATCACCTACTGCAATGGGCCGTATGGCAGCGGGTATGGCATATCAGCCACCCTCAGCGGCAACAGGTACAATGACAGCGGGTACGCAGTATCAAGCTCCATCGGCAGCGATGGGCGCACTCTCACGCGGTACTAGCTACGAAGTTAATCCACTAGCGCAGCAAGGCTTCCAACGTGCGATGGGCTACAATCCTCAACAAGTAGCGGCAACACGCTACGGTGCAGCGCAAGAAGCAACACCACAAACTGCTGCAAGCGCAATGCAGGGTTATCAAAACCCATATGAAAGCCAAGTTGTGCAGCAAACATTGCGTGACATAGGATCACAAGCGCAGATGGGTCAGCAGAACTTAGCAGCGCAAGCGCAAGCGGCAAAAGCCTTTGGTGGATCGCGTCATGGCATTGCAGAAGCAGAAGCAATGAAGGGTTACACCCAGCAGATGGCAGATGCGGCAGCGCGTATGCGTCAACAAGGCTTCCAGACACAGTTGGGCGCGGGTCAGTTTGATGTAGGACAGCAATCAGCATCTACAGCACGGAATGTTGCAGCAGAGAATGTAGCGCGTCAGTTTGGTGCGCAAACAGGCATGACTGCACAACAGCTAAACCAAGCAGCAGGTCTATCTGGTGCGCAGCTTAACTTGGCAGGTACGCAGGCGCTATCTGGTGCAGACTTGGCGGCAGCGGGTGAACGCAGAGCAAGCGCAAACGCTTTGGCACAGCAAGCACTAGCAGCGCAACAAGCGCGTATGTCGGCAGCAAGTCAACTTGCGGGTACAGCAGCACAATCAGAGCAGCTTGGGTTAGGTGCAGCGGGTCAGGTCGCAGGCGCACAACGTGCAGACGTTGGCACACGAACAGGCGCAGCATCACAGCTTGCAGGTCTAGGTCAGCAATCGTTTGGTTACGGTCAATCAATTCAAGATCAGCAAATGCGTCAAGGCGGCATGCAGCGAAACATCATGCAGAATTTGATTGGCGCTGGGCAACAAAACTTTGGTCAGTACACAGGCGCACCCACAGGTGGCTTGAATACGCTTCTAGGCGCACTAACAGGCGCAGGCGTTCCATCAGGTCAGACTGAGAGCTT